TGCTGTTTGTAATAGTTGTAAATTTGTATTTGTGATTGCGCCCCATAGACCAGCTTTTTCACCGGTTGCGACTAACTCTAATGATAAATCTGTTGAATAACTTGATGCCATAATTTTAGTACGGTTTGATTGGTGTCCAAACCATTGTTGCTCCTGGTATTATATCGTTCCACGTAATAACCCCTGGTTCTACTGTATCTAATGTTAAACCTGAACCAGTAGGACTTACATTTGCGTCAGCAGTTATTATAACATTTCCAGTAGCCAAGGTCAATGAGTTTCCAGAAGGTGTTACATTAGTATCAATATTAATAGTAAATGCACCTATACCTAAAGACACTGCATTTCCTGTAACCGTATGGTTAGCGTCAGCAGTAATAGTTAAAGTTCCTGTACCTAATGTAACTTGATTTGGTGTTAAATTTTCTGTGACTGCATCTGCAATAATACCTACACTACCAATAGTAATTGTAAGTGAATTACCAGTTACTTGTACTTGTACATCTGAATCGGGTCCTGATGTAGCGAATGGTAATGCTGATATTGCGTCAAATCCTAAACTCATAAATATAAATCCTTAAAAGGAGGCAGTAGGTATGTGGTGGTGTACTGCCCCCATCTAAAGATTATATCATCGTTTAAACCAAGATGGAAGACCTAAATGAGGACGCTTGTCAAACATATTATCTTTTGCGCCTGGTGTTTTACGATTGTTATAATGAAGAAATACTTGTACGCATTCCTTACCTTTGAACTTTTCTCTCCAATGCTCTAATTCACAACCAGAATAGACTAACATATCTCCTGGTTTTAAATCTACTTTGATACCTTTTGTATTCTCTGATACATAACCAACACCTGGTTTAACACCACCTTTTTTAGGATTTGGTTCTAGATATATTGGCCAATCATCACCACCTAAATTCATAGTGGTAGATATCTCACAACTAAATCTATCCTTGTGTCTTTTAAGAACATCACCTTTTTTATAAATTCTTGCATAAGTATATGCTGGATATAATTTAAGACCTGTCACCTTTTCCATTTCTGGTTGGCATTTTAACATTAAAGTTTCCATAGCTATATTCGCATAAGCAGCGTATGTATGTGGTATTTGACCATCACTCTTTTCATACTCACCTAAAATACTTTCAAAAGGTGAAAAGTATTTACGTTCTCTACAAGTATCATATACTTGTTTTTGTATTCTAAAATAGTTTGCAATAAAGATTGCTAAATCCTTTGATATTGCTTGACGGATAATTGTATATTTATTTTTTTTAAAACTCATATTAAAAATAATTAAAGTTAATGGTTATTCTTATATTACTATCATTGCAGCTTGAACTACTATGTTTTGTACTTGGATCAAAAAAAACAATTCTATTAGCCACAGGTAATACTTTTTCTTTACCAAAATAAGTTTCACCGTTGTTATTATTTATATAAAATATACAACCTTTATGTTTAAAGTCATAATCTGTATGATCTTTATGTTTTGTTTTTTCTTTCTCTCCTACATACAAATTTCCTTTGATCCTTAAAAGAGATTTATATTTAAATTTATTTATCATATTTTCAAATAAATAAAAATGATTACTAATATTAGCAGGTGTTAAATAAAAAGTGTGTGTAAAATATAAATTATTATCTTCATTAAAAGTCATATTTTTATTATAGTACCAAGGAAAATAATCTCCCATTAAATGATTTTGTATATTTTTAAAATTATTATCTTCTAAAAAATTATCAATTACTTTAATTTTAGACATCTTTAGCCATTTCTTTTGGCACAGCTTGTATATTCCAATGTATAAATCTAAAAGGCTCAATACCAAAGTCTACACTAAACTCGTGTTCTAAAAATCCTGGAAAGATAATTAGTGTACCTGGTGTAGGTTTAAAATGTATAAGCTCACTACCACCCCATACACCTTTTTGGTCTGGTTTCATTTTTAACTTTGTAGCACGTGCACCTGTCCGCGGTTCGTGAAATACTGGCATCGATGTTTTATCACTACACTTTAAAAAATAAAAACCTGATACGTGTTGATTCCAATGTATATGTGCTGAATGGTGACCACCACCTTTTTTAGCAAACTCTTGTACCCATAATTCAGAAAACATAGTTGTGTATTGTTGCATATCAAAACCTTGATGATCTAAATACTCCCAAGACTTTTGACCAATGTAATTTCTAAAATCTATAAAATCATTGTCAGCAGTTAGTGGTGTTGAGTGATATGATCTTCCAAAGTCACCGTGTTCTTTTATAAATTTCTTTTCTCTGTTTCTTGCTTCTTTAATATATTTATTAGATGCTGTGTTTAATGATTTTACAAACTCTGGTTTTTGTTCTGACCAAATGGTTGTGTTAAAATAGTTATTGATAAACATTATTTAAAAGGCCTCCCTAAATGCCATACCACAAGACTATATCTTGTGCCTGATGTTACTGGTTTAACTCTATGCCAAACAAAAGATGGAAATACAATAATAGATCCTTTTGGTAAAATCTCTTTTGCTCTTCTTAAATGTTTAGCTTCATCTCTCATATGTGGATCGTAGTTTCTAAAATCAAATTCTAATTCACCACCTGTGTATTCTGAACCATCTGTTAACTGACAAGTCATAGATAGTTTTCTAATTTTACCTTTGTCGGGTCCTTCTTTTTCATAAGGTTTATCCCAAGCATCACAATGCCAATCATAATATTGATTATGTTTATATTTTGTAAACTGACACGATTCTGATCTTTCCCAATCAAAGTTCCAACCTGCATTTTTATTAGCCATATGAATGTATGGATGTATTTCTCTATATATCCATTCGTCATTTAACCAAACTAAATCAGAGTTTCTTTTTCTCTTCATATCTTTGATCTCTTCTTTTTTTAAATTTCTATCTCCAAATCCACCTATTCTAGCCATTACTTCTTTTTGTTGATTAGCATAAGCTATTACATCATCACAAAACTTTGGTGTAAGCACACCACTAAAATACCAATAATAATTAGATATATTCATAAGTTATTGTTTGTACAAAGTTTAATGAATTTTTTTGATTGTTAGTTAGGTAATACATATTAGTTGATGGAAACATTATGAACATATTATTTTTAAGTTCTATGTCCCAACTTCTTCCTTTACGTCTATTATCTTCATAGTGTATTCGAACAAAACAATCTTTAACTTTAACACCATAAAGCATAGTAAAGTCTGGAGAGTTTCGTAAATCCACCGGATCAATATTTAATAAAGGAATTGTTGTTTCCGCAGGTTTATAGATATTTCCCCACGTTGATTTGTTAACTAAATTGATACCATAATCAAGACCAATAAAGTCTCTCATATATGTATTTAACATATCCCAAGTTCTTGAGAATGGAAATTCTTTAGTGTTAAAAGTTGATTGTAAAATATCGTTGGTAAGTTTTTCTTGGTCTATCTCAAAACCTTTCGGCATATCGATATCACCATAGAATAGACTTTGTTCTGTTAATACTTTCTTTTGCATACCACCACCATTTTTAATTTATGCTAGATCGTTTGTCAAGTCCCAAGTCTGTCCAGCTTCATTCCAAACATAAACCCACATATGAGTAGCTGCTGTATTTTGTGATTCTTGTTCAGCTGTTAATGCTGGGGCATCACCTATTGGTGATTTCCAAGAAGCTGAATCATTATGTTTTACCCAAGATGCATATGGTTTTTTAGGCCAGAAGATTTGATCATCTTCGTCCCAAGTATAACCTATACCTGCGTAGTTTCCTCTAAAAGGTGTTCCACCATTTCTGTGAACGCCACCTGATGTATTGTATGAAGTTTGAATCCACATTTGTGCAGGCCAATTATTATGTGTTTCTAAATATTGTTGACCTACTGATTCATCTTCAACGCCATCAGCGTTAAGCATATCAGAATTATTCAAAGTTAATACTTGAATAACTTTTCCGTTAGCTCCTAGTTTTGCAAAATGTGCCATAATGTTTCTCCTTATATATTAATTTTAATTATCATTCAACTATTGAAATTTATACCTTATTATTACTATTCCTGAACCACCATTTCCACCTACTCCAGAACTAGTACCACCTGTAGTAGAAGCACCTGCACCTCCTCCTCCACCTCCAGTATTAGTTGTTCCTGCTCCTCCAGGACTTGCACCTGGTCCACTTTCTGAACCATTTCCACCACCACCTGTTCCTCCTGCTCCTCCTGGTCTTGTAGCAGGACCAGCTGACCCACCACCGCCACCTCCAGAATAAGCTGTTGGCGATCCTGAAATAGAAGTTGTTGCTCCTGCACCACCTGCTGCTGCTGCTGTTGGAGTAGAATTAGGACCTACCGCAGTAGCACCTCCTCCTCCTCCACCTGCATAAGATGGAGCACAAGATGCATTTCCGCCATTATTACCTTGTGGTGGAGATACTGGTGGAGTATTACCTGCTAAACCATTTGCACAATTAAGTGAGATATAACCTCCCCCACCTGATCCTCCAGTAGCACCTGGAGTTCCACAAGCTGCTCCTCTACCTCCACCAGCTGATGCAATACTTGAAAAACTTGAATTTGATCCTGGTGTTGCTGATGTTCTAGTAGGATAAGCCTGACCTGTTCCGCCACCTCCTACTACAATTGGATAACCTGTAGCTGTTACTGGTAAAGCTGAAACACATGCACCTAATGGTGAAACTGAATAACACCCACTTGCTGTTCCACCAGATTCTCTAAATCCTCCTGCACCACCTCCTCCACTTCCCCAAGTTCCTCCTGACCCACCTCCAGCTACAACTAAATAATCTACTGTGTCTGAACCTGCTGGATTACCTACTGAACAAACCGTAAAAGTACCTGGCCCTGTAAATGTATGAATTTTAAAATTACCACAAGTAGTTTCTGTTCCACCTGTTGCTGCAATATATAATTTTAATTCTGATGCTTCAGATTGATTTCCTGAATCTGTTACAATCCATCCTTTTGTTGCATCTACATAAACTAAAGTTACTGCTGCACCATTTACTATTAAAACTGAATCAGCTGCAACACCACCAATATTAGAACCATTTCTAGCTAACGTTAAATTATTTGTTGCAAAGTTATTTGCATAATCTGAAACTGCAACTACTGCTCCAGCGTCAGGTGATGCTGGTAGAGTTACTGTGATTGCTCCACTAGTTGTATTTACAAAATAACCTACACCACTTACTGCTGTGAATCCTGTTGTTTTAACTGTTGTATCCCAAGAAGCTGCACCGGTT